GCCGCTAAATATTATGAAAAAAGAGGTACAAACCATGAAAACAACATTGCCCAAAATTGCAAGGGATAATTTACGCACGGGCGTTAGCGCTTATATGCGTAAACTGTACAAGACAGAGCAACCGCGAGTTGAGTCATTGCGGTTTTGTAAAGCCGACGTGCTTTTCTACTCAAACGGTGATATTGTACTGCGTTCCTATGCTACAATGGTATGTGTATACATTGCAAGTTTTCACACACTGTATATTGTTGACAATTACAGTGCGACAACATCGCAGCACATAGCAAAATTCATACACGATTATGAAATGTCAAATGTTGTGTACTGCTATGATCGCAGTGATAAAATGTTCATTTGCACAACTCGGGTAACAAGTAAGTATTATCCAAAAACCGAAAAGCACATAATTATGGAACCATTTGCAAACACCGGTTATTTGCTTGAAATGCAACGAATTAATGCGTTAATTGGTCAGCGTGTCTAACATTGTAACAGTCTCTAAAACGTTCCTGTAAAGAGCGTTATGTCGCGGCAATAGTCGCGGCAAACCATACCGCAAAAGCGGTACAAATAATTATACAAAAGAGGTACAAAATTATGAAAACAATGTCGAAAAACTATCAGCTTTTAAAGTCAATAATAAAGGCTTGTTGTAAGCAAGACAGTGGCGACTGTAAAAATGCAGTAGTTAATATGAACGTACTGGACATAGTTATAGAACTATATCGGCGCGGTGATTTATCCCACATTGAGTTTGACGGTTTATGCAGGTTTTACAACTACTACTGTTACGGTGATTTCCGACAGCTTTAAGTCTCACGGGGCTGTACTTTAACAGTCCCGACCCATAGCGGTAAGCCGCTAAATATTATGAAAAAAGAGGTACAAAAAACTATGAACGAAAACAGGTCAAATCACTATGAAGAGTACGGCGCAAAAAATCGTAGGGAATATCTCAAAATGTTGTCCGAAGAATTCGCTGTCCCTTTTGACGCGGTATGCGCATTAGCTTCCGTTCTCGGAAAGTCCGAAGATTTTGACGGTTTAATCTCAGTTCTCGAAGATTATGAGAATATGGGGTGGTAAGCAATAAACAGCTTGACGGTGCTGTACAAACACCGTCACCATTCCCGAAAGGGATAACAAAATTTATCGTACCGAAACGGTACAGAAAGAGGTACTAAATGCTTACATTTAGAACAGCAGGTTATAAGGACGAACAATTATTCGCTATGCGTGACGCTTTAAGCGCCGCTTACGACGAAATAATGTCCTGTGGACAGTGCAGAAATTGCGACCACTACGACTGCACCACTTGCACAATGAAATATCCTTGTGCAGACATAGCACGTGTATTAGCTTATGTAGAAACGGAGTTAATTGACAAATGAAAAATGCACCAACAGACGCACTCTACATTGAGCCAAAATTTCGCAAAACGTGGGGCAGATCAATGTGCTACGAAGAAGCCGAAATTATAGCCGATCAGGTCAACGAACAGTTGCGCGCGGGTTTATCCCCGCGTCGCACTGAACAGTTGTTCAACAATTTGCCCTATCCCGTCAAATTCGTACTCCGCGAAAAGCACAATTATGCCCTCGACCTACCGAGTGAACTAATTAGTTAGTCTAACAAACAGAGAAAAATTTTCTCGGTCAAGTTCACATTTTTTCAAAAAAGACTTGACAAATCGACCCCTCTTATGGTATAATAGGAATGTGGGAAAATTTGCCTAATTTCCTCATTTATACCTCTTTTGACACGCGGGCGGCTTTATCGCCGCCTACCAACTGGCGGAGAATTTAACGCTCCAACAGTTGTACCAATATGGCAAAAATCTTATGTGAAAGGAGTGAAAAAATATGCGTAAACCTATTGTCTCCCGTTCGATGAAAGTTACCGCTATTAAGGTAAAGTGTTACGACCTTGAAAAAGATGAGCCTTTTGACCTTGAAAGAGAAATTCCTCGTACTTACAAGGACGATGCTTCTTTACTGAAAGCAGTAAAATCATACGTCGAGAATGATACCACAAAGGTTCTGAAAATTCTTTCCGCAGAACAGTCTACAAAATTGTACGCAATGTCAGAACAGACCTTTATGGAAAATGCCCTCGAAATTACAGGACGTTCCGCGGCAGAAACTGCCGCACTTTTCGGTACAACTCCCGAAGAACTCGAAGTCGAAACGACTGACGAAAACTAATCAAAATCTTAACAACAAAGGAGAACAAACATTATGGCAACAATAGTAGGAATGACAGCAAAGGATTTAATCAATGCTAAGACGGCAAGTGTACAGCTCAAATCAGCTCCCGAACGTTTCACCTGCACTGGTATTGCAATAAGCACTGACACCGACAAGACAACAGGAGAAGTAAAGCAGGTCGGTTATGCGGTAGCCGGCGACGGTACAGTTTATGGCACTATTTCATCGACAGCAATTAGCTCTCTCGAAGCAATTGTGGAAGCGATAGACAACAAAGACCTTGAACTTCCGCTTGACCTCGGTATGGCAATTCGCAAGTCAAACGCAGGACGGGATTTTATAGTGCTGTCTGTATTCTAAAAGGTACAAATCAGTAGAGTTAAAGCGCACAAAGTTTCGTACTGGTGCGCTTTCTCTATATCTTTAAAGGGGTGTAAAATTTATGGCAAATAAACACGTTTCTAAATATTCAGAACAATGGGAAAAAGCCTCCAAGTTAGTCGCGGGCAGAGTTGCACGTTTACGTGAACAAGGATTTCAAGTAAATTATTCAATTAATCGCCCTAAAAATATCCGAAAAGAGGACGTTGAATGGCTACGTGGTTTAACGGCTAAGAAGATAAAACAAGGCAAATCCACAAAGCGATTTACTATCGACATAGAACAAGTCGGTTATGATACAAGACCGTCAAGAGTTTCACCGAGAAGTACCAACAATTTTAAGTCAGATACAAAAGAGTATAACCCGCCTTTACCTCAAACAAATCAATCAAAACAGCGTAAGCGTTTACGCGATTTAGGTTTAAACGATGAACAAATAGATTTCGGTTTATCTCTTGGAAATAGTTTGCAGGATTTAATCGACAATGCAGAATATTTTGAAGAAAGCCCGAGCGAAGAATACGAGAATACTGACAATTTACAGTATTGGAATGATGAATATGCAGTTGACCCTGATACTGGTGAATTATTTCCCTTTTCTGACGAAAACATTGAAATACCCTCAGGCACAACAGAAGTATATGAAGCTGAATATTATTTAGACCCCGAAACAGGCGAAATGTTTTCACCGAACGATAAGTCAATTTATTTAATGAAAAAAGGTCGATATGTGCGCGATATTCACGGAGAATTAGCGATTAAACCGAACCTTGAACATCACGTCACCGAAGTAACAGACCCCCGCACAATTGAAAGCTTAAAATGGGACAACTTTATCGCGTCTTTTAATAATATAAAAGCTTCTCACTTATCTGGGCTTAATCCCGCAGATATTTTTAACAAGTTACGTGAACAAGTCTCAATAAATCAAATTACTGATTTATTGAACGAAATGAACGACTATAGTTCCAACATAAGTGACGTGTCATATTGGTACAAAGCAAGTGTAACAGACCAAGCTGAAAAAATGAACAGCTTTTTAAACGCTCTTGACAAGAAATATGGCACAGATACAAGTGAATTAAGGCGGGAAATAAATGAACAAGCTGAAAGCATAGCTTTTCTTGAAAATGCGGCAGGGTGGGGGCGAAATATTAACCTATGATAAATCCGCGGAAAGAAAAACGGAAATACCGATATTTTGTCGCGGATTTTGAAACTACAGTTTACAAGGGACAGGTACACACAGAAGTATGGGCGGCGGCAATTGTTGAACTCTTTACAGAGGACGTGCATATTTTCCATAGTATAGGTGATTTGTGGGAATATATGGTATCACTAGATTGTAACATTTGTTGTTACTTTCACAACTTAAAATTTGACGGCAGTTTTTGGCTTCCATTTTTTCTTAATGATTTACACTATCAGCAAGCATTTAAAAAGCTATCCGATAATGAACTCGATTTAGAAGCAATAGAGACAAAAGATATGCACAATAAAAGCTTTAAATATGTCATTTCTGATATGGGACAGTGGTACACAATTACTGCAAAAACTCACGACCATATTTTTGAAATACGCGACAGTTTAAAACTGTTACCATTTTCTGTAAAAAGAATTGGTGAAAGTTTTGGCACAAAGCATAAAAAGCTTGAAATGGAATATAAAGGTTTTAGGTACGCGGGGTGTACAATTACTGATGAAGAAAAGGAATATATTGCTAATGACGTTTTAGTTGTAAAAGAAGCTCTTGAAATAATGATAAATCAAGGGCACGATAAACTTACAATCGGCTCTTGTTGCTTATCAGAATACCGTGACATTTATGGTACACAGGAATACCAAAAAGATTTTCCAGACCTTGAAAAAATCCCTTTAGATTTTGAGAAATTCGGAAGCACAAACGCTGACGCATACATTCGTAAATCTTATAAAGGTGGTTGGTGCTATTTAGTGCCGGGCAAATCTAAACAAATCCTGTACAACGGAACTACCGCAGATGTAAACAGCTTATATCCGTCAATGATGTCGTCAGAAAGCGGTAATTATTACCCCTATGGTAGTCCAACATTTTGGTCGGGTAATTATCTTCCCATTGCCTGCAAAATGCAAGATATCTATTACTTTATTCGCATAAAAGTCAGATTTCAAATTAAGCCTAAACATTTACCCTGTATTCAAATAAAGAATAATTTCCTTTATAGGGCAAACGAGTGGCTTACTACTTCCGACATATACGACAAAAAGTCTAACACTTATTATCGCTATTACGATGACAATGGTGAACGCAAAGACAGCACTGTTATTCTCACTTTAACTTGTATTGATTATAAGCTCATACAAGAGCAATATGATTTGTACGATTTAGAGATACTTGACGGTTGTTTCTTTAAAGCAAAACGTGCGCTATTTGATGACTATATGGAGAAATACAAAAAGATAAAACTGGAAAGCAAAGGGGCTTTACGTGAATTAGCAAAGTTATTTCTCAATAATTTGTACGGAAAATTTGCAAGCAGTTCAAACTCTTCGTGGAAATATGCGTACTTAAAAGAGGACAAATCTATCGGTTTTGACACTATAGAAGCGCACAACAAAAAAGTCGGATATATTGCAATAGGCAGTGCAATCACTTCGTACTCGCGTAACTTCACAATTAGAGCAGCACAAGCTAACTACTATGGGTCAGATAAACGCGGATTTGTTTACGCCGACACTGACAGCATACACTGCGATTTAAAGCCCGAAGAATTAAAAGGTATAAAGGTACACGATAAGAACTTTTGTTGCTGGAAGTTAGAGTCTCAATGGGACACAGGGTGGTTCACTCGGCAGAAAACCTATATCGAGCACGTTACAGGCGAGAATTTAGAGCCGATAGAAAAACCTTATTACAACATAAAGTGCGCAGGTATGCCCGATAAATGCAAAAACCTTTTAATTATGTCAATGCAAGGAATTGAGCCGACAGTAGACGATAAACTTACGGAAGAAGAAATAAACTTTGTACACAAAAAACGTACTTATGAGGACTTCGATGTAGGCTTAAAAATTCCTGGCAAATTGTTACCAAAAAGAATAGAGGGTGGTATAATTCTTACAGACACGTATTACACAATGTTATAACGAAAGGGGTATCAAAAATGACATTTAACAATGTTGAAAACAAGGTACAAATGGCAAAAGAGAAAACAGGCTATTATCAGCAAAAACTAGCTGAAATAGAGCGGCAAATTTTAACGCTCCAGAATGAAAAACGTTATTGTGAAATAATGTTACAGACGTGGGGCGAAGTTTTAACAGCAAATACGCAAATGAGGTATGAAGATTATGACTAAAAATGAACAACTGGCAGACAAAAAATCTTTAGTAGAATGGGCAATAAATTTCTACAAAACACGTTCACTTGAATACCACGAAAAATGGAAAACAGAACAGGCGGTTAATGAGCGCTTGAAAGAACAAATTGATGACCTAAAAGCAGAACTGGAATATAATCAGTATTTAGTCGAAAAGCTGATAGAAAAATTATAACAAAAGAAAGCCCCACGGCAATGACGTTCGTGGGACTTTTGTTATATCAATTACATTTGCGACATTAAGGCGGTAAGCATATCCGAAAAGAAGTGCGGCGGCTTTTACACCGTGCTTTTCCGCACAATCTCGATAATGACAACAAATGTTGATACCTTAATATGATAACATTTTTAGTGCGGCTTCTTTGCAAAGTAAATTCTTAAATCGGAAACAGCCTTTTTCAAAAAGATACCGCATATTTTGAATGAATATGTCGTTTTTCTTTAGCATTACATAGTTGATTTGATGGTCATCTGTTGTTACAGAGATTTTCATAGGAAATGTACTATCAATTGTATCATCACAATAGATAATACCTAACTCGGAAAATTCTCTAAAGCAGTAATTATTATTTCCGTATTTTATGGTACATAGATAACGTGAATTTCCTTTAGGTTTTTCGATAAAGGCTTTATTATCATTTAAGTACACATTTTGTGAAGCATAAGATACATATTTGTTCTTTGCAAATGCCTTATTGAAACCGCTATTTAATTGTTCTTCTGCGGCACTTTCGATAAAAGCCTGCTCCAGTACAAAGCCACTTCCTTTTAGAAATTTTGTATCAGCTTTTAGTCTATCTGATATGCCTAATGCTGTAAAATACGGATTAATAAGAGATACCGTATTTGAAAGCATATATACAGGCACGGGGCGGTACTGTTTTCCTTGCCCTCTTGCAATAGATGTATGTACCGAAATAAATTTTTCTATTTCACTCGGACAGTAGTGATTAGTTTCACTTTGAAATTCGTCAAAAATCATACCCTCAACATCATTAAATACGTGGGAATATTTCTTTATACTATCGGCATTATTAAGCGCTAAAGCATAGCCGCATAAAGCACCGTCAAGGTGTAAAGAATAGTACGAACCTTTACCGTGCGTATTGCTTGACATTTCGTGCCCATTAAAGAATAAATGGTGAATGTCTTTGTAAAATTTCTCTACACAGTCAGACAGTTCATAACTATACCGATATAGCAGTGCAAATTTTGCACCTTTATTGATAAAACGGTTTACAACTAATCTATTGAAATATGTGGTTTTACCACCTGTTCTATTTCCTGTACATAAATATAGTTCTGGAGTTTCACCGTTTATGTCCTTCATTGACAAAAGTTTTGTACCGTCATAGTATGCCAATAATATCACTTCCTTACTATTATTATATCACATATAGTTATATTTGTCAAGCAAATTTCACAAAGTTCTTGACATTTCATATTATATATGGTATAATAATGAGGGGTGGATATATGGAAGATATAATATCCGCTGTATCAGACGCGGTTAGTTCTATTGGTTTTCCGATTGTCGTGAGTGGTGCGCTTTTTTGGTTTATGAATAAATCAAACGATACCCACAAACAAGAAATTGAGAAACTATCCGAAGCGGTAAACAACAACACGAAAGTGGTACAGGAATTAATAATTAAGTTAAAAAAGGATAAACAATAATGGAAATTATTTGTACTCCAAGTGTTAACAGTTGTCACTTAAAAATTGTGCCAGAACATCCCTCTTATTTTGATGAACCCGGTACTGGTTATATCGAAATAAAAGTGTACGCTGTATCTCCGCTTAATCAAGAAATAAATTTTCAATTTGAATCAGCTAAAGCGTGGAGATATCCTCTTAATTTGTATGTATTTCCTTTGTACTCAAATAGTACATATTTTGTTGAAGCTAAGTTATTGTCAATTGAACTTGACGGTACAAGACATATTGCCGTTGAAACGTCAAATGCTTTTATCACAAAGCGCAAACACACTGACGGCGCATTTGATGAATTTTCCGATGAACTTGACCGTATAGATAAAGACATAAATGCAAATTATGTGTTTAAAGATTTGACTGAACAGCGAAATGCAACAAGGGAAAGCGCGGTAGCAATTATAGCGTTTTTAGACTGCTATTGTGGGCTAAACCCGTCGCGCAGAATAGTGCCAAAAAGATTTAACCCTGATGATAATGAACAACTTCCGTCTGGAATTTACAAATATGGTTTAATTAACACCATAACTTGTACAGGATATTATGATGAAATTAATTTGCTACGGGGCGAACAATTCATTGACGCAAGATATTCATACTGGCGGGGTGCTCATATTGGCGTGAATAAGTACTATTGGCAGTATCTTGCTGAAACCGAGAACAGCGCACTGCCTGACCCTATGCCCGAAGATTATTATGTTGACCAAAGTACAGGATTTTTCCCTTTTATTCCTCGAATGTCTACAAGAGTTCCCGCAATAGGATTTTGTCGAGATTATGGCTATTTCCTCTACCCTAATATAAGTGGTATATGGAATGACAATACTGGTACAATTGAATATGAATGGAATAAAGCATTTTATGTAATATTTCAGTTTTTAGGTAGAGAGTTCTTTAATAGTAGAAATAATCCGAAAGAATTAGTTAAAAAATTGTATGAACAGCACCCCGCTTATCAAGCAAAATTAATTGACTACAATTACCTATCTTGTATGCAAAAGAAAGCCTGCTATTGGTATCAACGTTTAGCTAAGAAACCGTGCAAACGTGGTATGCCTTTATGGGAATATCTCCGTTATACTGTATAGAAAGGTGGTGAAAAAATGGCTGTACTATCTAAAGATGATTTTATGTCCGCAATAAAGGGGCGTATAGGTGACGACAGTTCCGACGAAAGTCTTGCTTTTTTAGAGAATATGACGGACACCTACAATGACCTTTTTACAAAGGCAAATGGTGACGGCGAGGACTGGAAAGCAATGTACGAAGAAAACGACAAACAGTGGCGCGAGCGCTACAAAGAACGTTTTTACTCCGAAACCGACAATACTGACCCCGTCCCTAAGCCTACAGAAGACCCAAAAACAGAAGAACAGGAAAAAGCCGAAAGCATTACAATCGGTGACTTGTTCACAGACAAAAAGGAGTGATTTAATATGCCAACAAGACCTGACGTAAAGGTACTTACAAATTCGAGTGTAGATGTACTCAATGCTATCCGCAACAGTGCTTCCACAAATTACCGTGATTACGTACCTATCGCGACACCTGACGCTGAAAGCGTAAAAGCTATCGGTACAATAATTATGGACTTCCCCGAGCTGCAAAACGAGTTCCTCTCGGCGCTTATCAACCGTATCGGCAGAGTACTCATAACAAGCAAAATGTACTCAAATCCGTGGCAGAGATTTAAGCGCGGCTATCTCGATATGGGTGAAAGCGTTGAAGAAATTTTTGTCGATATCGCTAAACCTTTTCAGTTTGACCCTGCTACAGCGGAAACTGATATCTTTAAGCGTGAAAAGCCGGACGTAAAATCTGCGTTCCACATTATGAACTATCAGAAATATTACAAGGCAACAATTCAGCGTGAACAGCTCCGCACGGCTTTCCTCTCGTGGGGCGGTATCAGTGACCTTATTGCGCGTATTGTAGACGCTATGTACACAGGCGCAAACTATGACGAGTTCATTACAATGAAATATCTCATAGCGCGGCACATACTGGACGGACACTTTAAGGTGGTAACAATTCCGACAGTCACAGCGGCAAATATGAAAGCAATCGCGGCACAACTGAAAGCAACTTCCAATGACATAGAGTTTCTTAACAGAGACTACAATCCCGTAGGCGTTGCACAGCACACCGAAAAGCGCAATCAGTATCTTATCCGTAACGCATCATTTGACGCTGTAATGGACGTTGAAGTCCTTGCAAGCGCGTTCAATATGAACAAAGCAGAATTCCTCGGAAACTCCATACTGGTGGACAGTTTCGGTAAACTGGATAAAGAACGGCTTTCGCTCCTCTTTGCGGACGACCCGACATTCAATATGCCGACAGACGCACAGCTCACAGCTCTTGACGATATTCCTGCGGTTCTTATTGACGAAAACTGGTTTATGGTTTTCGACAATTTGAATGAATTTACTGAACAGTATAACGGCGAAGGACTGTACTGGAATTACTGGTATCATCAGTGGAAAACGTTCTCCATTTCTCCGTTCTCACAGGCGGCAGTATTTGCGGCAGGAACTCCCGCAATTTCAAGCGTCACAATAACACCTACAGCTGTAACAGCAAGTGCAGGACAGAGTGTACAGTTCTCGGCGGCAGTAGTTTCTAACTACTTCGCAAGCAAAGCGGTCAACTGGACAGCAAGCAGTGATGATGTTGAAATGTCAAACAGTGGACTGGCAACAATCAAACAAGGCGCAACAAGCGGCGCAGTTACTATCACAGCAACAAGCGTATTCGACAGCACAAAAACAGACACGGCTACACTTACAATTTCGTAACAGAAAGGGGTACAAGGGTAATAATCTTTGTACCCCTATTTTAAAAGGTGGTGATTAATTAAATGGCATATATTTTTCCTAATGGTACAATAGAATTGTGCAAAGTTGTACCGCTGTCTCCAGATTATAGAGACGTAGTGTACTGCGGCGGTGAAACACAGGCTTATAATATGATACAGCCCTATATAACACATAGGTACACACAGGAGAGCTATACAAGAGGCGAAAACTGTACACTAAAAATCAATAGCATTGCTACGGCGATAATTGACTGTAATTACCTTGTTTTCCAAAATGTTATGGACGCAGGAAACAATAAAAGGTTCTTTGCGTTTATAACAGAGGTACGGTATATCAATAATAGGTGCAGTGAAATTGCCTACGTTATTGATGACTTTATGACGTGGTTTCCGGGACTAAGATTAGGGCAATGTTTTGTTGAAAGAGAGATACCTGTTTCGGACAAATTATATGAACATTTAATAGACGAAAATTTAGAAGTAGGGGACTATGTAATTGGGCAAGAACAAAGATATAACTTAAATCAATTAGCGATAGTAATGCTGACTACAACTGACACTAAAGGTGAATATTTTAATGAAGATAAAATCGGTGAACAAAGCACTCGACCGAGTTATGTGCATAAACGTGTAAACGGTATCGAAACTGCATTATATCATTGGTTTTACAGCTATGAACAATTAGAGCAATTTTATCACGATGTAAATGAATTTAATTATAACGGACAGGCTGAAAATGTAATTAATATATTAATAGTACCGGGCTTTATCCTAAATGATGCCGTAGATACATACAGCAATGACACTGTAATTATGCAAGACCATTCGTATGATGAATTTCAAGGCTATACCCCTAAAAATAACAAGCTCTATTCATACCCATATTGCCAACTAATTGTATCAAATAATAGTGGTCAAACAAAAACATATAAGTGGGAAGATTTTTATAACCCTGTACCAGAATTTCAAATAAATGGCGTTTTATATAGTACACCTGCTGTAACTTGTTTTCCCGAAAGTTATAAAGGAATAAGTCCGAATTTTGATGAATGTATTACAATCAACAATTTTCCACCTATGCCGTGGATAAATGACGCTTATCAAGCGTATCAAGCACAGAACAGAGCGGCTAATTCCTCGGCTCTATTAATAGGCGCAGCAAAAATAGCCGCGGGCACTGTAATAGCGGCAACTGGTATTGGTACACTTACTGGAATTGGAATAGGCGTTAGTGGTTTTACACAGGTAGCGTCAACAATGACAAAAATAAAAGACGCAGAAGCTCTCCCTGTATCCGTCCCGGGATTATTACAAGCTGATAGTATAAATTTAGTGCTTGAAAGAGTTCAATTTAACTTCTACGGAATGACAATAAAAAGAGAAATGGCAGAGTCAATAGATAATTATTTTTCGGCGTATGGCTACGCCTGTCACAAAGTAAAAACACCTAATATTAATGCAAGACCATTTTGGAGCTATGTCAAAACAAACGGCTGTATCGTTTTAGGCGGCGCACCTGCACAGGCAAAACAAAACATCATTAACGCGTTCGACAATGGAATACGTTTTTGGACTGATATAAAAAATATAGGAAACTTTAGCTTACCTAATAAATGAAAGCGGGTGAACAAATGGGAAATAAAATTAAGGCAAATGGTTTTACTGAAACTGCGCGAAAAAATCGCTTATCGTGGCAGTTATATTTTGACCGCTTGCTTGAACTATCAATTTCAATGTTTGAATGGAAAAATGTACCTGACAGCGTGGATACACGTTTTCTTGAACTTAATCTATTTAAACTCGGATTTGTCGTATTCTTTAACGATGAAGTTATCGGAAAGTTAGCACTCCCGTGTGCAATCGGCGGGGGACTTGACGTGTACGGTATTCCGATACATAGACGCGCTTATGCTGATAACGGTTATCAAAAAGAACTGACAAACAAAAACAGTGTTATCATTTATAACAATATGATACACGAAAACTCAGAACTACCCGTTCTTGAATTTGCATACAGACTGTACAATCTTGACCGGGCAATCGACATAAACGCTAATGCGCAGAAAACACCTATTCTTATAACGTGCGATGAAAAACAGCGGCTTTCTTTGAAGAACGTTTATATGAAATATGAGGGCAATGAGCCATTCATTTTCGGTAACAAAGATTTAGACATAAGAGCGTTCAACGTTTTGAAAACAGACGCACCTTATGTTGCTGACAAACTGTATCAATTAAAAACACAAATCTGGAACGAAGCTTTAACTTATTTAGGAATAAGTAATACTAATATGCAGAAAAAAGAGCGAATGTTGACCGATGAAGTTATACGAAATATGGGTGGTACAATTGCAAGCAGATACTCTCGACTAAATGTAAGAAAACAAGCGTGCAAAGAAATTAACAAAATGTTCGGCTTAAATATGGACTGCGAATTCCGTGAAGATTACCGTGAAGCAGACGATGAAATGATGTTTGCAGGTGAAACTGGCAATGATGGAATGAGCGCAATGGCAGTTGACCTGCGCACCAACTAAAGGGGTGATAAAATGTCATCATATACGACCGAAGTAAGGTATATTTGTGAGTCAACCGCAGGACTTACAGATAGTGCAGACTTTAACTCTATTGATAATGTACTTTCAAAAGAAACTGTTGATAAAATCTTTAACTTTGATTATCCGATTTTCGATGAAACTTATCGTTACCCTCTTAATAAAAAGATTTTACGTCATTTTTACACAAGAGAAATAGGTGAGGAAACTGTCGGTTTATGGAAATTAAGGTTACAGCAAACACTAAATGAAGTAATGCCGTATTACAATCAGTTGTACAAGCTTGAACTTGATAAAATCAATCCTTTTTATAGTGTTGATTTGACAACTACACGACATACCACAGGAAATGAGCGTACCGATGAAACTAACAGTTTAAACAAAACAATAACAGGAAATACAAATACTACTAAAAACGAACAGTCAAACAATAGCAAAACAGAGAACGCAAACGAGAATAAAACAGGCGATAAAACGCGGTTCATTGATGAAGGTCATAACGATACTACAAAAACAGATACAGGTACAAATAAAACTATCAACAGCAATGAAAACAGTAACACTAATAAAAACGAAACTAATACTAATAACGGAACAGAAAATGTTAGTAACAATATCAGTAAAAATAAAACATCTGCTGAAAGTATCAAAGGTACAGGTGGAGAAACTATTAATCGCAATGAGAAAACAACAAAAGTGGGAACTGATAACAAAAATCGTACGCAAAATACACAGGATAAAGGACAAAAAGATGACACGTACACGGGCGAACGGTGGAACGACGGAACTAAAAATGTTACAGGCTCAAACAATAATACTAATAATAGTACAGACAGATATTCCGACACTCCGCAGGGCGGTTTAGAGGGTATGCAAGCCATTCAGCAAAACTTATACTTAACAAATGCGAGACTGGTTAATGGCGGAAATAGTGGCACAAATAAAGAGGACACTACTACTTCCGAAAAGGAACAAACAGAGGGAACAAATGGGTCAAAATATTCAGACACGGGGAAACTTACAGAAAAGATAACAGACGCGACAAAAGAAATGGGGCAGGACACTGAAAAAACAACTAAAAATTTAACAAACAAACAGACAAAAGATATTACTGGAAATGACACTGAACAAGGCACAAAAACTGGCACTAAAAATAGTACACAAAATATTAACGGTTCAAGCAACACTACTACAAACGGCAATAAAACAGAAAACGGAAATACAAATACAAATGAAGTAAAACAGGGGAATATAAATAGAGAAGAAAATGAAGAAAACACAGAGAAAAATACATTCAAAAAAGAAGCTACGGATATCGGCAAAAAAGACGCGTCCGAACGGAAAACAAATAATGAAAACGAAAATGCAACAGGTAGGACAAACACAACTGTTAATAATACGGAAGAATATGTGGAACGCGTAACAGGTTATAAGGGAAATAAAGCTCTTGCTGAAATAATAATAGAATGGAGAAAAAATCTGCTAAACATTGACCGTATGATTTTAAGAGATTTAGAAGATTGTTTCTTCCAGTTATGGTAAAAGGGGTGGTTATATATGGCTTTAGTCAATATAAAAGAGTTCCGCTTTTGGGCGAACAAGGTTTTGCCCACAGTGTACGATGAAAGTTTAAGTTACTATGAAGTACTTACAAAAGTAGTCGATAAACTGAATGAACTTATCGCTAACGATACAGAACAGAACAAAATTCTCAACAATATTCCCGCTGACGTCTCTGAATTTGCCGATGATTTAAGGGAATTTAAAGACGATATTACGGCTGAAATGAACACGTTCAAAAGTGATGTTAATGGTGAAGTCGCTGACGTTCGTCGTGATACAGAAAGCGCTATAAATACATTTGAAAATAGCGTTAATGCAAGTATTGAAGAGTTTGAAACTACAACGAATACAAATATCGCAAACATAAGAACAGAAACAAGTACAGCTATCACGCAGGCTAAGGCTGAAATAGAGGACGAATTTACGGAGTACTCAACAGCTCTCGATAATCAGTTTGACGAGTTCACGGGTACGGTTAATAATACGCTCTCCAGTTATCAGCAGACAATGAACGCAAGACTGACAGCATTTGAAACGGAAATTAATGCTAAGATTGTTACTGATAATACACCAACAGCGGGCAGTTCTCACCTTGTTACAAGCGGCGGCGTTTATGCGTCATTACAGGAAATTATAAATAGCTTAATCAAGGACGATACACCAACACAGGGCAGTACAAGATATGTTACAAGCGGCGGCGTGTACAGCGCTTTACAGGACGCGGTTGATAGGCTTACAGTTTTGATAAATAATAAGCAAGGCAGTTTGACGTTTGATACCGCACCTACGGAGAATAGTATGAACCCCGTTTATAGCGGTGGCATATTAACGGCTATTAATAATGCAGTACAGGCGTTGACGACACTGCTTGATACGTATAGATTATCAAATGACCCGAGAGTTGCGGCGCTTGAAAGTTCTGTACAGCAGTTGAACACCACAAAACAAAATGTACTTATTTTTGATAATACACCGACTGAAAGCAGTACAAACCCTGTAACAAGCGGTGGTGTGTGGGACGCTATAAATGCTATCACAATCAGCATACCGATTGACCCCGCACCTGTGGAGGGAAGCGAAAACGCGGTAGCAAGCGGCGGTGTGTTTGAAGCATTGGCAAATCTTGCTGAAAATGTTGATGCAGAATTAAGTGACAAGCAGAATATCTTACAGTTTGACGTTCTTCCGACACAAAACAGTCAAAATCCTGTTACAAGCGGCGGTGTGTGGGCGGCTATCAGAAATGCTACACCGAGCATTGATGTTGACGGTACACCAACAGAGGGAAGCGGAAACCCTGTATCGAGCGGCGGCGTGTGGTCAGCTTTACAGGGAAAAGCAAATAATTTCCAGACCGATATTTACCCCGCACAGGGCAGTATGAACCCCGTAAGCAGTGGGGGCGTGTATACGCAATTACAGGGAAAACAAGACGCTCTTACTTTTGATACTGCGCCGACAGCAGGAAGCAATAACCCCGTTACAAGCGGCGGTGTGTGGACTGCTATTCAGAATAGCGGTGGCGGCGGTGGCACAATAACAATTGACCCCACACCTACTGAAAACAGTACAAACGCTGTCGCAAGCGGTGGTGTATGGACTGCACTACAGGGCAAGCAGGACACTCTAACTTTTGATACAAGCCCTACGCAGGACAGCAACAATATGGTTACAAGTGGAAATCTCTACAGCTTCTTACTTACAAGCCCCGGATTTGTTGTAAATGCAAGGGTCAGCGCTAATCAAAGCGACATAACAAGCAATAGCAGTTATATTCCGACAGGTGGAGCTGTATATGAGAAACTGGCTCTTACTGGTATCAGTTCAAGCGCACTCATAACAATTGAACCTACTGATTGGGACAGCAGTACAAAACAAGTGACAAAACAAGTCAGAATGATTGACGCTATAAGTCCCGCAGGTTACGGGGATTTTGACTACTATGTTGCAATGCAGATTTATGGAACGAGCGGCATTAAAACGTGGCAGGATAGCAACGCTTTACCGATAACAAATGTTACAAGCGCAGGTACAAACCTTTTGACTGTTACTTTTGAGTGCGATATAATTCCGAGTGAAAATCTGTACTTTAAAATTTACAGAATATTGCCTAAACAGGCGTATTGAATGGCGGTGATAAAATGTTCTTAAATATACCGAATTTTGCGTTTAATTTTAAACAGCAACAGGAACACGGCGAAATGACAAAAATAGGGAATAGAATTTCTATTCCCTATGCCGCATTAAGTCATTACAATACGTTATCCATTTATGGCAATGATGATTTAAGCGTAGCGGCGGCAAGTAACACGATTAGGAGTGAATCAGGTGCAAATTATACTGAATTGCCTATTTCTACAAGTTTACCTATTTTTGGATTAAAGTGTAGCATAAATAGGTATAAATTTAATGCCGCAACAATAAAATCATTAAATCAAAACAGTTGGACTTTTAGCGATGATTACACGGCAAGGAGTTACGGATTAACTATAACAATAGACCCAATTACCTGCACAATACGTGTTAGTGGCACTAAAACAACAAGTTCAATACTATTTCTTGAACTATCAAGAACACAACTTGTCACCCCATGCGGAAATTATGGGTGGGAAGCAGGCACCGGAAAAGCTTCCTACGTATGGGACGCAACTACACCTTTAGATTACCCTAAATTTAACTATGGTTTCAATACAAGTAATTTAGCGTGGTCGTATAGTTTTGGTGGTTCAGACGGCGC